CCTGATCCTGAGATGATGAAACTGCAAGCGCAAGCCCAAACGGAACAAATGCGGATGCAAGCCACGGCGCAAGCCGACCAGATGCGAGTGCAGGCAGATGGGCAGATTGCTCAAGCCAAAGCACAGGCTGAGATGCAGATCGCTCAGATGAAAATGCAAGCCGACGCAGCACTTGAGGCACAAAAGCAACAACATTTGGCGCAGATGAAACAGGCTGAACTGGATCACGCTGAACGCTTAGAGAGATGGAAGGTTGAACTTGAGCAAGCCACCAAGATTACGGTAGCAAGAATCGGCGCAAACCCTGGCATTGATATCCCATTGCTTGAGGCGCAAGAGGCGGCAAGTCAGAAAGTCACAAGAGAATTGGGTGATAATTTAGCTATGGCGATGGGCAAAATGCACGAGTTGCACAGCAACATGGCAGATATGGTTGGTCAAGCAATGAACCGTATTGATGGCGCTGTTGGTGTGATGGCTGCGCCTAAACGAATTGTTCGTGGCAAAGACGGTAAAGCAATTGGCGTAGAGGTGATTCAATAATGGCACTCGTTCTTGCAGATAGAGTACAAGAAACAAGCACCACGACAGGCACAGGTACGTTGACGCTTGCTGGTGCTGTGGCTGGCTATCAAACATTTAGCGCAGGGATTGGCAACGGTAATACTTGTTATTACACGATCCAAAGCGATACAGGCGCATGGGAAGTTGGTATCGGCACGGTGGGGGCGGGAACGCTTGCTCGTACAACACTTATTTCATCGTCTACCGGCAGCGCAATATCGTTTAGTGGCACGTTGACCGTATTTGTAACCTACCCTGCTGAAAAAGCTATTTATCAAGATGCAGCAGGCAATACGTCTGTGCCAAGCCTCGGTGCAACGACTCCGAGTACAGGTGCTTTTACAACCGCATCGGCATCAACTAGCGTTACAACACCAATTGTTCAAGCTACAAATTCAGGTGGTTTGGCGCTTAAAAACTCAGCAGGCACAACCCAAATCAGCATGGGTGCAGGCGGTGGTGATAATTGTTCGGTCAATGTGTCTACCAATCTTAACGGTGCAAACGCTCAAATTGACATTAGCCCAACGGGTACAGGTCACGTTCACATCAAACCGTCAGGGTCTGGTGCAGTTGAAATAAATCCAACGTCAGTTGGCACAATAGACAATATGACTATCGGTGCAACAACTCCTAAAGCTATAACTGGAACAACTATTACAGGCACAAGTTTTGTAGGTTCAGGCTCAAGCCTTACTGGTGTTGTCACAAGCGTCACAGGCACAGCGCCCGTTGTATCGTCAGGCGGTACTACTCCAGCAATTTCAATGGCAGCAGCAACTGCATCGGTAAACGGTTATCTAACATCAACAGATTGGTCAACTTTTAATTCTAAATTGACAAGTGGTGGCGCTTTAGGCACACCATCAAGCGGTACGGTTACTAACTTAACTGGTACGGCATCAATCAACATCAATGGCACAGTTGGCGCAACAACACCAAGCACAGGCGCTTTTACAACACTTACATCATCAACTAGCTTTACGCCTACTGCATACACCGAAACCATTGTGGCAAGCGGTACAGTTGGTGCGTCAGCTACGTTGGCAATTACTGCCGGTACAGTATTGACCGCTACATTGACATCAGCCACGGCTTGTACGTTTACGATGCCAACAGCGACAGCGGGTAAATCATTTACCTTGTTGCTTAAACAGCCAGCTGCGGGAACACCTACAACTGCGACATTTACAGGAGTTAAATGGAACGCAAACGGCACGCCAACGATTACCGCAACACTTGGCAAAATGGACATTATTGCTTTTGTTGCTGACGGCACAAACTGGTACGGCACAGCATCACAAGGGTACACATACTAATGTTTGCTTACCATGCACTGTTTCAAGCTATTTTTGTACTTACGCCAATTTCCGTAACGTATCTTGTTGTTGCTGGTGGCGGTGGTGGCGCAACTGCAAACGCAGGGGTTGCTAACGGCGGCGGCGGCGGCGCAGGGGGTTTATTAACTTCTAGCGTAAATTTTGCAAGCGGAACTGTTTACACAATTACTGTTGGTGCAGGCGGGGCTACCTCTACAAACGGTTCGGATTCGTCGCTAAGTGGGTTGGGGCTTACAACCGTTACGTCAACTGCTGGCGGCGCAGGTAGTCGAACCTCGGCTAGCGGCTCAACTGGTGGTTCAGGCGGCGGTGGTTCAGGCGGTGTACCTAGTTCAGGCGGGTCGGGAACTTCTGGACAAGGTAGTGCAGGTGGTGCGGGTTCGGGTAGCCCAGGCGCAGGTACGGCAGGCGGTGGTGGCGGCGCTAGTGCTGTCGGTGGAACTGCTGTTGGTAGCGTTGCAGGCAATGGCGGTGCGGGAACTGCATCAAGTATTTCTGGTAGTAGTGTGACTTATGCGGGCGGTGGTGGCGGTGCGGCTAATCCTGGCAACACATTAGGCTCAGGCGGTGCGGGTGGTGGTGGCGGTGGTGGATACAATACAGGCACGGATGGGACTGCTAACACAGGCGGCGGTGGTGGTGGTGGTGGATTTACATCTAATGGCGGTTTAGGCGGCTCAGGCGTTGTCATACTATCTATTCCAACTGCACGCTACACCGGAACAACCACCGGTTCACCAACTGTTACCACTAACGGATCAAACACAATATTGACCTATACGGCATCTGGAACTTATACGGCATGAGGATATTTATCTAATGTTTGGGTTTTCTGCCTTTGCTGCGCTGCCATTTGCGGCTATTCCATCTGTAATTATCCCTCCTCCGATAATTATAGAAATAGACACGCATGATGGTGGCAAACGCAAAAAAGCAGAAGAAGAATATCGCAAGAAAGAGGCAGCAAAAGCCAAAGCACGGCGAGATGAGGTTTTAACGTTATACGAGCGAATTGTTGAAGGCAAGCCCGAATTAGCAGAGAAAATTGCCGAGCCATTTGTCATTACGCAAGCCACGATTCAAGCGCCAGCGGTCATCAATTATGATGCAATGCTTGCTAGTTTTGACAAAGTTGAACAGATTTACAATGCTTACCTTGAAATGGACGATGAGGACGTTTTGTTATTGCTATGAAAAAAACTTACATATACGTCAATGGCGAATTAGTCGAGAAAGGCTCAAAAGAACATTACGAAAGCCTTGGCCCAATGGTAATGCCAGACATTCAACCCTACAAATCTATGATTGACGGTTCAATGATTACGAGCCGTTCGGTGCATCGTGAACATCTTAGGCAACACAATTGCATTGAGGTAGGAAACGAAAAGATGGAAACCAAATTGCCACCGCCAAAAGATACACGGCGGGAAGTTATGCGGCAACAACTGGGCAACATGACACACAAGCAAGCAAATCAGATTCTTTCACAACTACGCCGTAAATTTACCTAAAGGGGTATGAATGGACAATACTGAACAGCCAGATCGTCGAGAATTACTGTCACAGCAGTTTGACGAGGTTCAGAATGAAACACCCGTCGAGGCAGTCAGGACTCAGCCCGAACCCGATCTTGAGCCACCGGCAGAGCCTCCAGTTTGGGAAAGACCACCGGCATCGTGGAAAAAGGATTATCACGAGGCTTGGACAACAGCTGATCCTAAGCTGAAAGAATACGCTTGGAAACGTGAAGAAGAAATGAAAGCAGGGGTTCAACCTTTGCTGTCGAAAGCCCAATTTGCCGATCAAATGCAGCAGGCCATTGAGCCTTATATGCAAAACATTCGTGGTTTAGGCATTGAAGCACCGCAGGCGGTCAAAGCCTTGATGGAAGCTGATAATGTATTGCGCCACGGCTCACCACAACAGAAACAAGCATATTTTGCCCAACTAGCCCAACAGTATGGGATCAATATGGGCGAGGTGCAGATTCAACCGACTGATCCTAATTTTTACGCCATTCAAAACGAGCTTGCACAAGTTCGTGGCGAGGTGTTAAATTGGAAGCAACAGCAGGAAGCAGCACAGAATCAAGCACTTTTGAACGAAATTAGTGAATTTCAGACAAAAGCAGAGTATTTTGAGGAAGCACGTCCAACAATGATTCAACTGCTTAACAGCGGTGTGGCGAAGGACTTGGATGATGCGTATCAAAAAGCAATACGCCTAGATAACGACCTGTTTACGAAACATCAGCAAGCCTCACAGGGCGCAGCAGATGCAGCGAAACGGGAACAATCGAACAGGGCAGCGAAAGCGGCTCGGGCGGCAGCGGTCAGCGTTAAAAGTTCCACACCAGGGGCGGCAACGAGTACCAAAGCGCAAGATAGGCGTTCATTATTGTTAGAGCAATTTGACAATCTTAATGAGCGTTTTTGATAACCTAATCGGAGATTACTATGGCATTTGCCAATAGCTCGATCAGCGACATCATTGCGACTAACATTCAAAGCCGCACAGGTGAACTTGCTGATAACGTAACAAATAACAACGCTTTATTGCGCCGTTTGAAAGAACGTGGCAACGTAAAGACGTTTTCAGGCGGTAACGTGATTTTGCAAGAGATCATGTATAACGACTCAACAACCAACAACACCAACAGCTATTCAGGCTATGAAGTGTTGAACGTTTCGCAGAACAGCCCAATTTCTGCTGCCCAATTCTCAATTACTCAGTACGCATCGGCAGTTTCGATCAGCGGCCTTGAGATGATTCAGAACAGCGGCAAAGAAGCGATTATCGACTTGCTTGATGGTCGTATGAATGTGGCTGAAGCTCAGTTGGCTAACCGTATTTCGGGTGACATTTACCTAGACGGTACTGGTAACTCAGGCAAAAACATCACCGGACTTGGTGCTGCTATTCCTGATGCACCCTCGACTGGTACTTACGGCGGCATTAACCGTGCGACTTTTACGTTTTGGCAATCTGTTGCCTACTCAGGCGTGACCAACGGCGGCTCTGCTGTTTCAGCATCGAATATCCAGGCATATATGGATGCTTTAGCTGTTCAGTTGATTCGTGGAACTGACAAGCCTGATTTGATCGTTTGCGACAACAACTATTACAAATTGTATTTGCAATCGTTGCAGTCGATCCAACGCATCACAGACGGTGGCAATTCGTCAGCTGGCGCTGGTTTCGCATCGTTGAAATATTACGGCGCAGGTATGGCATCTGATGTGGTTCTGGACGGTGGTATCGGTTCAGCCGCAACAGCAAACCATATGTGGTTCTTGAACACGAAATACATCATGTTCCGTCCACACGCTGATCGTAATTTCGTGCCAATCGGCGGCGAGCGTCAAGCAGTTAACCAAGACGCTATCGTTAAGCTCATCGGATTTGCCGGCAACCTCACATCTTCAGGCCCGCAATTCTGCGGCGTGCTGATCGCTTAAAGGAAACCATCATGGCATATACATTCGACGAACCCCGTGCAGGACTCCTGCAAATTGCTCAAACGGACTCTGGTATTACCACAGCAGGCGGCACGACTATTCCAACGCCCCCAGCTGTTTTAGGTACTATTGTTCGTGCATTTGATCCAACTTACGGCGAAGGCGAGTTCATCTTGCTCCTAGGCGTGGCATCAACTGTTGTTGGCTCGGTTGTGCGTTACAACGCTACAACTTATCAAACAACTTTGGTTGTCAACACCGCCGTTCAAGACGTGCCTGTTGCAGTCGCTATGTCGGCTTGCACAGCGGGTCTTTATGGTTGGTATCAGATTGCTGGTAATGCAGTCATCAAGAAAACTGCTGTGACCGTTGCACCTAACGTCACTCTGTTCTTGTCGGCTACAGCCGGTCGTGTAAAAGTCTTGGCATCTGCCGGCTTGCAAGTTGTTGCTGCTCGTTCAGCCAACCTAACAACCGTCACTTCTACGACTTCAACCATTACCGTTACCATCAACCGTCCACATCTCCAGTCACAGATCACCTAAATGATTGAAGCTGTACTTGATGTTGTAGGAAACACAGAGCCTGACGTTTTGTTGGGCAATGTGCAGCGATCCGTAAAAAGGTCGCTGCCTTGGTTTGATTTTAACGAGTCACCCCAAGGCAGCGTCTGTCTTGTTGGTGGTGGGCCAAGT